CAAGTTCTTGCAGTAAATTCTGGTGGAACAGCTTTAGAATATCAAACTCCAACTACTGGAGATATTACAGGAGTTACAGCTGGCTCTGGTTTAACTGGAGGTGGGACTTCTGGAGATGTTACATTAAACGTTGGTGCTGGAAACTTAATAGATGTTCAAGCCGATCAAATAGATGTTGATCTTTCAGAATTAACTACATCTACCTCAGACGCAGATGGAGACTTTTTTGCTGTTGTAGATTCAGCAAATGCACAGAAAAAACTTACAAAAGGCAATATTAATATTTCAGGTTTTAATAATGACAGTGGATTCACTACAAATACAGGTACAGTTACTTCTGTATCAGGTGGTAATGGATTAACAGGAACGGTTACAACTTCTGGATCATTAGCAGTTGGAGCTGGAACTTTAATTGATGTGACTGCAGATGCAGTAAGTGTAGATTTATCAGAACTTGCAACTTCTACATCAGATGCAGATGGTGATTTCTTTGCAGTAGTTGATAGCGCTAATGCACAGAAAAAACTTACAAAAGGCAATATTAATATTTCAGGATTTAATAATGACAGTGGATTCATTGATGGATCTTCTTTAAATGCAGATAACTTATCTTCAGGAACTGTTCCTGATGCAAGATTTCCCGCAACTCTTCCAGCTATCAGTGGTGCAAACTTAACAAATTTAGACGCGTCAGATTTAGCAAGTGGAACGGTTCCAATTGCTAGAATAGATTTAGATTTGTTAACTACAACTTCAAATGACGACAATGCTGATTTTTTTGCAGTGATAAATTCTGCAGGAGCTCAAACTAAAATAACAAAGGGCAGTATTAATAACTCAGGTTTTAATAATGACGCTGGATATACTACAAATGTTGGAGATATTACAGGTGTTACAGCAGGTACATTATTAGACGGTGGCGGAACTTCTGGTACTGTTACATTAAATGTAGATTTATCAGAATTAACTACTTCAACATCTGATGCAGATGGTGATTTCTTTGTTGTAGTTGATTCTGGCAATGCACAGAAAAAACTTACAAAAGCAAATATAGCTTTATCTGGTTTTAATAATGATTCAAACTTTACAAATAAAGGAACTGCAACCGTATTAGCTATGGTATTTGGTTAAAATATTATGAAATTTAATTTTGATAAAAAAGAATATGATACAGATAACTTATCTCCACAAGGAAAACTTTGTGTAGATAAATTACAAAATATTGGTGTTCAAAGACAACAGATTTCAATGCAGTTAAATGATTTAACAGTACTACAAGCACATTATTCTGATTTACTAAAAAAAGAATTACCTCAAGAAGAAGTAAAAGAAAATAAAACAGGAGCCTAGTAGATTATGGCTTTTGGAATTACAGCATTTGCAGAAGCACCTTTTGCAGATACAGGATCACAAAGTGTTAATGTTGCAGTAACAGGTCAAGAACTTACTATTCAAGAAACATCTCCAGGTATTGTCATAGATGTAAATGTACCTTTAACAGGTCAACCATTAACAGCAACACAAGATGATGTATCTATATCTATAGTTGTTGAAGTATTTCCAACAGGTGAAACTTTATCTGCTAATCTAGATTCAGTTTCTATTACTGGAGATGCAAATGTAAATATTACTGGAGAATTATTATCTGCTACTGAAGGTAGTGTTAACATAACTGCTGATGCTAATACAAATATTAGTGGTGAATTATTATCTATAGCTCAAGGTAGTGTTGTTGCATCTGCTAACGCAGATGTTTCAGTTACTGGTCAGGAATTGACTATGCAAGAAAATGCTCCAGATGTTACTGGAGATGCAAATATAAATATTACTGGAGAATTATTATCTGCCGCTGAAGGTAGTGTCAGTATAAGTGCTGATGCAAATACAAATATTACTGGAGAATTATTATCTGCTGCTGAAGGTAGTGTCAGTATAACTGCTGATGCTAATTTAACTTTAACTGGTTTTGACTTAACCATGCAAGAAAACGCTCCAGATGTTACTGGAGATGCAAATGTTGCTTTAACAGCTTTACCTATGACGGCCACTCTTGGAACAGCAGTTTTAGATGCAAATAGTTTAGTTGATGTAACCGGTCAAGAATTAACCGTGCAAGAAGGCACTCTTAGTGCAGATGATGCAAGTGCAGAAGTGACTGGAATTGCAATGACTATGGCTCAAGGAAGCACTCAAAATGTAACATGGACTATAGTAGATACTGGAAATACGACAACATGGAAAGAGGTTGCTTGACACTAATCTATAAATTAAATATTATAATATAATTTAAGGAATATAAAATATGGCTAATACTACTTCAACGAATTTAAAATTAACTGTACAAGCGACTGGAGAAAATTCAGGAACTTGGGGACAATTTACTAATACAAATTTACTTATTCTAGAGCAAGCAATTGGTGGTTATGATGCAGTTGCTTTAAATGCAACAACAGGAGCAACATTAACATTTTCAAATGGGGTACTATCAAATGGTAAAAATCAAGTTTTAAAATTAACAGGGACTATTACATCTAATGTGGATGTAGTAATTCCAGATGGAATTGAAAAAACATACACTGTAGAAAATGCAACTACAGGAGCCTTTACAGTGACCTTTAAAACAAGCTCTGGAACAGGGGCAACTTGGTCCACTACGGATAAAGGAACCAAACTTTTATACTCAGATGGTACAAATATAGTTGATTTAAATGCCAATATTAACACAATTAATCAATTTACTTTACCAACATCTACAGGTGTAAATGGACAAGCTATGGTAACAGACGGCTCTGGTAATTTAAGTTTCAGCAATAAAGCTGTTGCAATGGCATTTATTTTAGGTTAATAATATGAATATAGGAGATAAAAAATGGCAGCACCAAATCTAGTAAATGTTTCTACAATTACAGCTAAGTCTGTACAAGCAACATTAACTACAACATTAACAACTCAAATTTTATTAAATTCTGCAGCTTCAGGAAAAGTTTTTAAAGTAAATAGCATTATCATAGCAAACATTGATGGGACTAATGCTGCTGATGCTACAGTAGCAATCACTAAAAGTGGTGGATCACCAATTAAAATAGCAAGTACAATTTCTGTGCCTGCTGATGCAACTTTAGTTGTTTGTGATAAAAACACAGCAATTTATTTAGAAGAAGGTGATAACATTGAAGCGGGAGCTTCTGCAAACAGTGATTTAACTATTACAATAAATTACGAAGAATTATCATAATAGGAGGCACTATAAATTATGGCTAATGGCGGAATTATAGGACCAGTTCAAACACCTGTTATCAATCCACCTGTTACTCAACCTGAAACTATTACAGGTGTTACTTCACCTAACCCTGCCTTTGCAGTTCAACCTGCAACAACTCAAGTAACTGTTATGGTTATTGCTGGCGGCGCTGCGGGAGGAGTAGGAGGCGGAGGTGCAGGCGGATTAAGAATTATATCAAACCACCCTGTTCCTTCATCACCTTTTCCAATTACAATAGGAGCAGGTGGAACAAGAGGCCCAGCAGCTAATGCTGCAACTAATTCACCTGGAAGTAATTCTACATTTGGTGCAGCATCACCAATAGCTTCAACTGGTGGAGGAGGATCACTAAACTCAAGTGGCCCTGGACTCGATGGAGGATCAGGAGGTGGAGCATCTGGTTTTGGATCAGGTGGGGCGGGAAATGATGGAGGATATTCTCCTCCAGAAGGAAATACTGGAGGACTTTCAACCGTATATAATGGAGCAGGTGGAGGTGGATCTGGTGCAATAGGAGGTCCGGTTACTTCATGGCCTGGACTAGGTGGATCAGGTGGAGCAGGAACTAACACAGCATCAACTTTTGGAGCAGCACCACAACCTTATTATCCAGCTAAAAGTCCTGGACCAACAAACGCTTACTTCGCTGGAGGCGGAGGAGGTGGAGGTACATCCAATACACCTGTTGGTGGAACTGGTGGTGGCGGAACTGGATTGTCAGCACCCCCTGCATCATTTGCTGGAAACGGAGATACAAATTCAGGATCTGGCGGTGGTGGAAATTATGGATTAGGATCTAACCACGTTGGTAATGGTGGATCGGGTATGGTTATTGTAAAAGAACCCGCTGTTTCCGTTCCTGGATCTTTTGTTGCTCCTGGAATATGGACATTACCTGAAGTTTATGACTATAGAAGATCTGGAGATTGGGAAGGAGATTAATTATGGCACATTTTGCAGAAATTAATTCTGACAATAATAAAGTATTAAGAGTTATTGTCATTGGCCAAGATCAAGTTGATGATCATGGAGGAGAAAATTCTACTGAACTAGAGCAATGGGTAAAAGATAATCATCCAAATGATCCATTTATAGATTATTCTAGTATTTCAGATACTTATTGGAAAAGAACTTCATATAATACATTTGAAAACAAACATCTAAATGGAGGAACTGCTTTTAGGGGAAATTATGCTGGAATTGGTTACAATTATGATTCAACTAATGACATTTTTCATGACGATAAACCTTTTCCCTCATGGACTTTTAATTTATCAAAAGCAAATTGGGAAGCTCCTGTAGAACACCCAACTATTTATACTTATGGTGATGGTGCTTATTATCAAATTAAATGGGATGAGGATAACCAAAGATGGAAAGGGTTAGCAGAAAGTTCTGGTGGAACACAAACATTTATCTGGGATCCTGATATATCTTCTTGGATTTCAACAGCGGAATAATTGACTTATTGTTTATAAAAAGTATAAAGTTCCTTGAAAGAACTTATGCATTTAAAAGAAAATTATTGGTATTTTGAATCTGTTTTGTCAAATAGATTTTGTGATGATTTAATTAAATACGGTAATCAACAAAAAGAATTACGTGCTCTAACAGGTACCGAAGCTAAACTTAAAGAAAAAATAAAACATATAAAAAGAACATCAGAAAATCAACATTTATCTGACGAAGAATTAGCTATACAAAATAATATTAAAATAGATGCAAATTTAAATAAAGAAGAACTTTTAGATTTAAAAAGAAAAAGAGATTCAAACATTGTTTGGTTATCAGATAAATGGATTTATAAAGAAATTCATCCCTATGTACGTATTGCAAACAAAAACGCAGGTTGGAATTTTGAATGGGATTTTTCAGAAGCATGTCAATTTACAAAATATAAACTTAACCAACATTATGATTGGCATTGTGATAGTTGGAAAGAACCATATAATAATCCAAAAAATTTAAATGTACATGGTAAAATAAGAAAGTTATCTGTAACATGTTCTTTATCTGATCCTAAAGATTATAAAGGAGGTGAATTACAATTTAGCAATAGAAATAATGAAGATGATCCTAACACAGTATCTGAATGTAAAGGTATAATACCTAGAGGAAGTATTGTTGTATTTCCAAGTTTTAATTGGCATAGAGTAAAACCTGTGACAGAGGGGATTAGATATTCTTTAGTTATTTGGAATTTAGGACAACCATGGAAATAACTAAACAAGTTTCTTTTTTATATTCAAACAGGGATATATTACCATGTTAGAATTAGATGTTAAGGGATCAAAAAGTTATCAAGAACTTAAATCAATAGTCTTATCTAATACATTTCCTTGGCATATTGATCAGTATGGAAGTAATGATAAAAAAAGTAACTTTGAATTTTTAAGTCATAGTGTAGTTAGAAGAGGCGATACAAGACCAAACTCGTTTATATATGACCTTACATTAAAATTTTTACAATCATGTGGTTTAAAATATAGATTTAAAATTAAACAAATTTATAGAATGGCATTTAATTTAACATATCCTTGCAGTTTTGAAAAATCTGGAATTCATACAGATTTATCTTTTGACCATAAAAATATTATTATTTATTTAAAAAATGATGAATATGAATTAGGAACTATTATATATAATAAAATGGTAGAAAGTAACACAAGTTATACATACAAAAATTATACATATATAGACGATAAAGATTTAGATATATTAAAAGAAACTAAAGGAAAAGAAGATACAGGTATTATGTTTGATGGATTACATTATCATGAAGCTTATTTTCCTAAAAAAGATAAAAGAATTTCTTTAGTGGTAAATATATAAAATGTTAATACCCACTGTTACATATGATAATTTTTTTAAAGATCCGAATTTAATTTTGGATTACGCAAAGTCATTAGAATATAAAGAACCTTCAGAAGGTATATATCCTGGTGCAAGAACTGAAGCTTTACACACATTAAATAATAATTTGTTTTTAGAAGTAACTGGTAAGATTTTAAAATTACTGTGGCCGACAACACATTCAAAAATTAATTTTAATGCACAATGCTATTTTCAAAGAATACCTAAAAATTTTAAAAATGAAGGATGGGTACATCAAGATCATGGATTAATAAGTTCTATTATATATTTATCGCCACATAAAAATTGCGGTACATCTATTTTTGAGCCAAAAAATACGAATTATTGGAAACATACCAAAATGAAAAGAGAAACATATATTACAAAAGCATTTGATAATGAAGAAAAATATGTTAAAGAAAACAATAGTAACTTTGAAGAAACAATACATGTTAAATCAAGATATAATAGAATTATTATTTTTGATGCTCAAAGTTATCATGCAGCTCAAAGGTTTTGTGAAGAAGGTATTGAAGAAGATAGACTTATCTTAGTAACTTTTTTTATGGAAATGAATGGCCCAGGTTTATCATGGCATGGCCCAGAATGTAATAGAACTTAAAGGAGAAAAAAATGAATTTTAAACAAAATGGTTTTACTGTAATCAAAGAAGCGATTGATCCAAAAATAGCTGATTTTGTATATAAGTATTTTTTACTTAAAAGAAAAGTTGCAGAAACTTTATTTGATACAAAATACATTTCACCTTTCACAACATATTGGGGTGTGTGGAACGATCAACAAGTTCTCAATACATATTCTGTTTACGGAGATGTCGCAATGGAAACATTACTCACAGAAGTAAAATCTATTATGGAAAAAATAACAGAACTAGAACTCATTGAAACTTACGCTTATGCTAGAATTTATAAAAAAGGAGATATTCTCCATAGGCATAAAGATAGGTTTAGTTGTGAAATATCTACCACTATGAATTTAGGAGGAGATGAATGGCCAATCTATATTGCTGAAAAAGAATCAGATGGTGTTATGAAAGATGGTAAATATATTCCTTCTACAAGTAAAGGTGTAGAAGTTAAATTAAACCCTGGCGACATGTTAGTGTATAGAGGTAATATATTAGAGCATTGGAGAGAAGCTTTTCAAGGAGAAGATTGTGGTCAAGTTTTCTTACATTTTAATAACAAAGCGACTGAAGGCTCCGAAAAGAATAAGTTTGACAACAGGCCTCATTTAGGACTTCCCTCTGATTTTAAAGCATGATATAACTATTTAGTTATGCTGCAGAAACTTAATTTTAAACCAGGTTTTAATAAACAAGTCACAGATTCAGGGGGTGAATCTCAATGGGTTGATGGTGATTTTGTTAGATTTAGATATGGATTACCAGAAAAAATAGGTGGTTGGTCTCAATTAACTAACTCAAATAAAACTTTACCGGGAGCAGCTAGAGCACAACATGCTTTTACAAGTATTGCTGGTGAAAGATATGTAGCAATTGGGACATCTCAAGGTTTATTTTTATACTATGGAGATCAAGATAGTTTCGTTGATATTACTCCATTAGATACAGCTATTACTGGAGCTGACTTTGATGCAACAACAGGCTCTGCAACAGTCACTGTAAATAAAACCTCTCATGGATTATTAGATGGAAGATATGTAACATTTTCATCTGTTACGGTTCCAACAGGTTCAGGTTATGCAACATCTGATTTTGAAGATAATACTTTTGAAGTAAGAAATAAAACTGCAAATACTTTTGAAATAATTATGCCATCTAATTCAGCAGGTACAACTTCTGGAACTGGATCAGCGGAAATTAATCCGTATGTAGTTGTAGGACCAACTTTTCAAACTCCAGGTTTTGGTTGGGGTACAGATACTTGGAGTTCAGGTACATGGGGAACTGCAAGTACAACTAGTAACGTGATTCTAGATCCAGGCATCTGGTCACTAGATAACTTTGGACAAATATTGATTGCAACTATTCACAATGGCAAAACATTTACATGGAACGCAGGAGCAGTCTCAGCAAGATCAAACAGAGCAACAATTATGTCAAATGCCCCTACTAAAACTCTATTAACTCAAGTTTCAGATAGAGATCGACATGTATTTCATTTTGGAACAGAAACTACAATTGGAGATAATACTACACAAGATCCAATGTTTATTAGATTCTCTAATCAAGAAGATTTTAATACTTATCAACCAACTGCAACTAATACTGCAGGAACATTTAGATTAGATAAAGGTAATGAAATTGTTGGAGCTGTATCTGGTAAAGATTATACATTAGTATTAACAGATTCATCTGCATATGTAATTCAATTTGTTGGTCCACCATTTACATTCTCTATTAGACAGGTTGGTACAAACTGTGGTTTAATTGGTCAAAATGCAGTTAGTTATTCTGATGGTAAAGTGTTTTGGATGTCTGGTGAGGGTGGTTTTTTTATGTTTGATGGTACAGTTAAAATGTTACCATGTTTAGTAGAAGACTTTGTATTTACAACTACAGGAGATAATCTAGGTTTAAATTACAGCTCAAATCAATTAGTTTATGCAGAACACAATAGTTTGTATAATGAAATAAATTGGTTTTATCCAAAAGCAGCATCCACTCAAATTGATAGATGTGTAACATATAACTATGCAGAAAATGTTTGGACAACTTCATCTCTTGCTAGAAGTTCATATGTTGATCAAGGAGTTTTTGATTTACCATACGCAACTGATTATAATAAATCAGCTACACCAAATTTTCCAATACAAGGAATAACAAATAAATATGGTGCATCAACTTATTATGCCCATGAAACCGGAACCGATCAAGTCAATTCATCGGGTACAACTTCTATTGATGCATTTATTCAATCAGGGGATTTTGATATAACCAATACAAATAATATAGCTAATCTTCAAGGAGATGGTGAATTTTTTATGTCTGTTAATAGATTTATACCTGATTATAAAGTTTTAACTGGTAATTCAAAAGTAACAATATTTATTAATAGATACCCAAACACTACAGCTACAAGTTCACCGTTAGGTCCATTTACAGTTACATCGAGCACTGATAAAATAGACACACGTGCAAGAGGAAGATTAGTAGCAATTAAAATAGCTAATGACGCTGTTGGTGAAACATGGCGTTATGGTACATTTAGATTAGATGCAAGACCAGATGGAAGAAGATAATGGCTAAAATAACTTCATACATACCCGAACCAAAAGAAGAATATGATGTCGAAAATCAAAGACAGATATTACAATCAATAGATACAATTAAAAATGAATTAAATTTTTCTTTTCAAGATGATTTAAGAAAAGAATTAGAAAGATTTACATGGTATAATATGAGGTTTGGTTGCTAATGAGTTCATGTAATAATGTAAATACAACAGGTGGAACTAGTCCAGGTACTAGTGATATAGATTTTTATCTTGCAGTTGCAAAAGGAGATTTTACTGGTTACACAAAAGTAAATAAGTTTGGATATAATGATTCAATTGGATCAGGTGCTTTTGAAGTTATTTGGGAAACAGGTGGACAGTATCCTTATCAGTCTTCGGCAGTTACTGTTGATGTAGTTAGTGATAATGCTAATGATGATGTAGCAGGAACTGGTGCTAGAACTTTGAAGATACAAGGTTTGGATGGTTCTTACAATTTAGCTGAAGAGACAGTTGATATGGATGGGACAACTACAGTTACAACTACACAAACTTTTTTAAGAGTATTTAGAATGTCTGTTGAGACTGCTGGAACATCTGGAAATAATGAAGGTGATATTACTGTAACTTATACAGGTGGATCTGATGTAGCAGCAACTATAACTGCTGGAAATGGTCAAACACTAATGGCAGTATATACAATACCTGCTGGTAAAACAGGATATATTGTTGCTATGAATTTTGGATCTTCAAAAGATCAGGAACAAACTTGTAAGTTAAAAACTAGAGATAATACAGTTGCTAATTCTGCATTTCAAACAAAAGAATATTTAAATATTAGAGGAGGTTTTACATACTTTCCTAAAAGAGCTATAACTAAAATTACAGAAAAAACAGATATAGAATTACAAGCAATTTCTAATTCTACTTCTTCAGCATCAGGAGGATTTGAGTTAATACTCATAGATAATTAATGGCAAACTTTTATAAAAACGCATTCTATGATCCAAC